ATTATCTTACAAATTTCCACGGTTTTAGACGAGAATCGTTTGCTAATAGCCTCAAAGATGCAGTAGCACAAGTGTTTGGCTGGGATCGAATGATGTTAGAAGGCCGCACAAAACAAGCCCGCGAGTGGCGTGAGCAAGTAGATCCATGGTGGGCAGAACGTTTGAATATGCCTGAACTTACTCCTAGATATATTTTGCAATATTGGGGCACTGAAGTTTGCCGTAACGGATTCCACGATGACATGTGGATTGCCAGTTTGGAAAATAAACTTCGGACCAGTAAAGATGATATTGTCATCAGCGACTGTAGATTTCCTAACGAGATTAAAAGCATCAAGGCAGCTGGTGGAATCGTAATTCGTGTAAAACGTGGCGCCGAGCCTGAATGGTATAACGATGCCGCTGATATGAATGCTGGCGATCGCTGTATAAATTATATGTTAGCTAAAACTCGCATGCAAAAACTAGGTATTCACGCCAGCGAAACTGCATGGGTCGGCACTAAGTTTGACCATGTGTTTGCTAATGATTCTAGCATTGATGATTTATATGCCCAAGTTAAACAGCTTATAAATCCGGAACAAGATCACCTTGACGCCACCGAATCCCTTCTTTATGAAGTACCCGAGCACAATTAGCACACACTGTTTTTAAGTTCACCGGCCTGCAATTATTTAAATCGCCATCTACATGAAATACTGAAAATATTTCTTTGTGGGGACTTTTAACCCCACATCGATCACAGGTATTTTTAGGTATATAGCCCGCCCGTTGCCATCTGGGTTCTTTGATACCTCTCAAGCATAAACCGCACTGACTTCTATAGAAGGCTTTGCCTTGTTTATAATAATTAATAGCAACCGGGCTACGCCCGCACGAACATAATGGTCTCATACTTTATTTAAGCCTTTTCGAGACCTTTTCTCGGCCTATAACCAAGCCAAAAATTCAAAAAGCCATAAATACATTAAGAACATGTATTCATGGAGATTAATAATATGGCTCAACTAAGTTCACCCGGCGTAAGCGTATCAGTAATAGACGAATCGTTTTATACACCAGCCGCTGCCGGCACGGTACCGCTATTCATTGTAGCGTCCGCACAAGACAAACAAAACGGTGCCGGAACAGGCATTGCACCCGGAACAAAAAAATCAAATGCTGGCACTGTATACTTATTGACCAGCCAAAAAGATCTAAGCGATACATTTGGTGTTCCAAAGTTTTATACAGATGCAAGCAACAATCCTATTCATGCTGGTGAACAAAATGAATACGGATTAGAAGCCGCTTACAGTTTCTTAGGCGTAAGTAATCGTGCGTATGTAGTACGTGCAGATTTAGATACAGGTGCTTTAACTGGCACTGCAACTGCACCACACGGCGCACCGGCAGACGGCACATATTGGTTTGATACTACTGATACCAAATTTGGAGTATTTCAGTGGAACGCAAACCCAGCAACAACCACTGGTGGTCAAACATTTACAGATCAACAAGGCGTAAACAATCTTACAGTTCTTACTGATACTACCAAAGTTGATACTGCTGGATCATTAGGATCTGCAGGCGCACCGTTGCCAAGTATTGGTGCTGTAGGCGATTACGCAATTGTTGCTACAACAAGTTTAAACAAATTATGGTTTAAGAAATACTTAACTGACACAGCCGCAGGCACTTGGGTTGAAGTAGGAACTAGTGCGTGGGCAAAAAGTTGGCCAGCTGCCACTGGAACTATTTCAGCAGGTAGCGTTACTTTAGCAAGCGGTACAGATACATTTGTTATCAACGGAACAAGTACTACTGCTAGTGGCACAACATTAGCCAGTTTAGTTACACAAATTAACAGTAATTCTACATTAACAACAGCCGGGATTAAAGCGGCAATTATTAACGGTTACTTAAATCTTTATACTGATGGTACAAACACAAACAGCGCAACTTACCCTGGCTCTATTACACTAAGCGGCACAGCAGTTGTCAAAGTTGGTTTATCATCAACTATCTACATGGCTCCGCAATTACAACTTAGCGCACACACTAGTGTTCCGTTGTTTAAAATTGCAGACAACACATCAACTGCCAACGGCGCCCCAACGGGATCTGTTTGGATTAAGACTACCAATGCAGACTACGGTGCAGACTGGATTATCAAAAAATACAATGCTGGCACTAGTGCTTGGACCAGTTTACCAACAAAACTAGCAGTAGGCGGCAGTCATGCAATTTATGCACTTGATCCTGCTGGCGGCGGTATCAACTTAGCTATTGGTCAAGTTTATGTAAAATATAACGATGACGAAGGCACACCTGCTTTAGGTCATTTTAAAATTTATACACGTAGTGGTGTTGGCGCAACTGTTATTACAGGTAGCGCGGTAACTGCAAGTACATTTACAGCTGGGTCAAATACATTCTCTGTTAGAGAAAGTATTGTTGGACAAGCAGGCTTATGGTATCCAAACATAGTTATTCCTACAGCTACCACAGCGTCAGGCGGTACAGTTACAATTACTGTTCCAACTATGACCAACGCACTGATTGTAGGACAAAAAATTGTATTGTCAGGCTATACACCTAGCGTATACAACGGAGAGTTCACAGTAGCCAGTGCAACTACATCATCAATAACATTCTCTAGCACAACAGCTACTGGTACAGTAACAACTATTGGTCAAATGAACCACAGTTCTGTTGTTGCATTTACAGCAACAGGCGCAACCAGCGACGCGGCATTATTGGCAACAGCATTTAACGCTGCCATGCCAACAGGTAGCAATTTAGTTGCTAGTGTATCCAGTTCAAATCAAGTGGTAATCACACACAACTTAGGTGGCGAGATTAGATTCCTTGACGGTGCAAGTACACCTATTAGTAAGATCTTTACTCCGTTAAGTGGTGGTGTTGGTACTGCTAACTTCTACGCTAACCCTAATTCATCATTGACAACGCAATATGTTGCCAGCTTATGGAGTCCTGTAAACAGTGCAGGTACCGCAGTAGCTCCTGCAAGTGCGCTTGCTCCTACTACAGTTCCTGCTGATGGTACATTATGGTATAACAGCTATATCAGTGAAGTAGATATTATGGTTCACAATGGTACTACCTGGGTAGGTTACTTGACAACTGCTGGTAAAGCAGTTAACCAGCTATACGGTTCGGGTGTAACTGATGCTAGCGGTCCAATCGTAAGTGCAAGCCAGCCAACTACACAGGCTAACGGCAGTGCTTTAGCACACGGTGATTTATGGATTGACACTAGCAATTTAGAAATGTATCCATTGATACACAAGTACAACTACTTGACTAAGAAATGGGTATTGTTGGATGATGCTGACCAAACTAGCGAAAACGGTGTAGTATTTGCTGATGCTCGTTGGAGCACAGACGGTGGCGCCGCTAATGGTAACACTCCTAGTTCTATTACAGATTTGTTAAACAGTAGCTTCTTAGATTTTGACGCTCCAGATCCTGCATTATATCCAAAAGGTATGTTGCTATGGAATCTACGTCGTAGCGGTTTCAATGTGTTAGAATATATGACAAACTATGTAGACACTACTGCAAGAAACATTCGCATGAGCGGCGTAGCTATGTCAACATACTACACAAATCGTTGGGTAAGTCACTCTGCTAATCAAATCAACGGCGCTGGATCGTTTGGTCGAAAAGCTGTTAGACAAGTTGTGTTGGCTGCTTTAAATGCAACAATTCAAGGTAATCAACAACTACGTGATGAAGAATCACGTGTGTTTAATTTGATTGCTTGTCCAGGCTATCCAGAAACAATCAGCGAAATGGTTGGACTAAATGCAGATCGTGGCTATACAGCGTTCGTAGTTGGCGATACTCCTGCACGTTTAACACCAGATGCTACAACATTAAGCAACTGGGGTAACAACACAAAGAGTGCCGCAGTAGACGGTGACGATGGTTTAATTACAACTAATCCATACTTAGGCGTATTTTATCCATGGGGATACACAACTGACTTGTTAGGTAATAACATTGTTGTTCCTCCAAGCCACATGATCCTACGTACAATTGCTCTAAGCGATAACGTTTCTTATCCATGGTTTGCTCCAGCAGGAACACGTCGTGGTGGAATTACTAACGCAAGTAGCGTGGGTTACGTTGATCCTACTACAGGCGAGTTTCATGCAACTGCATTGAACACTGGACAGCGTGACACGTTAGCTAGTATCCATGTAAACCCAATCACATACTTAACAGGTATCGGATTAGTAAACTATGGCCAATATACACGTCAATTGTCAGCAAGCAGTTTAGACAGAATCAACGTAGCACGTTTAGTTGTTTATCTACGTCGTCAGTTTGCACAATTGGCTAAACCGTATATATTTGAACCAAACGACACAATTACACGTAATCAAATTAAGGCAGCGGCTGAACAGCTATTGCTAGAACTAGTTGGACAACGTGCATTGTACGATTATCTAGTAGTGTGCGATACAAGTAATAACACACCAGCAAGAATTGATCGAAGCGAATTGTATCTAGATGTTGCGATTGAGCCAGTGAAAGCTGTTGAATTCATCTATATTCCATTACGTCTAAAAAATACCGGTGGCATTAAAGCTACTGGCGGTGTATAATTAGGAGAACATTAAATGTCAATTGCATCATTATCAAGATTTACAGTACCGCTAGCATCGGGTCAAAGCTCTGCATCACAGGGCATGTTAATGCCCAAGTTGAAATATCGTTTTAGAGTTTCATTTATTGGATTCGGAACAGATAACGCTACTACAGAACTAACCAAGCAAGTGGCAGAAGCCGCTCGCCCACAAGTTCAGTTTGAAGACAAAACTATCGAAGTTTATAACAGTAAAATTCACTATGCTGGCAAACCAACATGGCAGAAAATGACTCTTAAACTACGTGACGATGTTACCAATGCTGTTACTAAACTTGTTGGTCAGCAGGTCCAGAAACAGTTTGATTTCTTTGAACAAGCAAGCGCGGCATCCGCAGGCGATTACAAGTTTACAATGAAAATTGAAATGTTAGACGGATCTAACGGCGCAGAAGGCAACGAAAGTGCGGCCATGGAAACATGGGAACTTTATGGTTGCTACATTCAAGAAACTAACTTTGAAACACTAGCATACAACAGTGCAGACGCCATGATGATTACCTTAGGTATTCAGTATGACAATGCACAACAAACTACAGCAGGTTTGACTTTTGGAGCACAGGGATTTACACAATTACGTGGCACGGCAGCCACTGGTGGTGGTGGAACTACAGCGCAGTAATACAAAAACCCACTCAGGTGGGTTTTTTATTGATTAATCATTAACTACTCACATTAAAGACTCGCATAAATAGTAGTATGGCATTCACTCCTACAAATCAGCTAGTATCAGATAACAATATCGGTCTAAGAGACTGGCGCCATGCGGCCCGCTTGTTTTCCGAAGATCAATTTAGATTGGCTCCAAAATGGAATTTTTCTTTCCATGTTGCGTTTAATATCAATCCTGCCGCTTGTAAAAATACCTCGTTAGTGCTGTCGCATGGCCAAGAAATCAACATGCTGGTTAAAAGTATAGATTTGCCCAAATTTAGTTTGAGTGTGGAAACTGTTAATCAATACAATAGACAAAAAGTAATACAAACTCATCACAAATTTAATGATATTAATGTTAAATTTCACGATGATAACATGAGCCTTATCAATCAAATATGGCAAAATTATTACAGCTACTACTATGCAGACAGTACCAGCGCCGTCAATACTGGCGCATACAACAGAAACGCTACCCGTAGCAGTGATTTTATAACAACACCTTATGGCCTAGACAACGGCAGTTCGACTCCGTTTTTTAATTATATTAAAATTTATCAAATGGCCCGTCATGAATGGATCAGTTACACATTAATTAATCCATTAATTAAATCATGGGATCACCAAAATGTTTCCTATAGCAAAAATGATGTACACGAATTTGCTATGAGTTTGAGTTTCGAAGCTGTAACCTACGATATGGGTAATGTTGCCGACGGCCATGTTGAAGGATTTGCACAGACACACTATGATCTAACACCCAGTCCGTTACACGGTGGTGGTAGAACCAGTATTAATCCATCATTGATTCCACAAAATAATAGTATCAATAATTCAATTTCCTACCTAACAAATATAGTAAACACAGTTAACGGTTATCAAAATACTCAGCCATTGAATAACAATGCTGTTGGAAATTTAACTACTGTAAATACTGCTCCTGCAAGCATAAGCGGCCTACAAGGAACTGTATTTCCAGTTAGCAATACAACTGCTTCTACAACTATAGCAACTCCTGTTAAATTATAAAATAATTTATGGCTATTAACTTACCAAACCCTATATCTACAAACGATGCAAAAAGTTTCTTTGACAAGTTCTTTGTTAATGAAATAAGTTTTCCAGCTGATGCCATTGATCTTACCGTGGCATTTTTTGTAAAAAGAGGGTTTGACACTGAAAGCGCACGTAGTACAGCTATAGTAATTCTGAACCAAGCAAAAGTTGACAATGTAAACGTTTTTGATCTACTAAACAGTTTGAAGACTCTTACAGATGTGCAACTGAGTCAAGTTGTTGCACAGATTTTAAACAGTTACAGAGAAAAAATTAGTCTGCTGGGTTATCGAATAGCACCGCTAGTAAACACTTACGAAAGTCGTAATATCTTAATATAACATGGCTAATAAATTTGCAAAGGGCAAATTTGTCATGGCCCATCCTGAAAAATATGTAGGAGTTAAGATTCCATTTTATCGTAGTAGTTGGGAATGGACTTTCATGCGTTTTTGCGACAATAACGACAATGTACAGAAATGGGCCAGCGAAGCTGTACAAATCCCCTACAGAGATCCATTGACTGGAAAACAAACAATATATGTTCCAGATTTTTTCATTCAATATATAGATGCGAAAAATCGCATGTTAGTAGAACTTATAGAAATTAAACCTGCAAGTCAAACTATTTTGGAACGTGTGGGCAAGAACAAATACAATCAAGCACAGTATGTAAAAAATCAAGCTAAATGGGCAGCCGCAAACTTATGGTGTAAACAGCAAGGAATACGATTCAGAATCTTAAATGAAAATGATCTGTTCCAGATGTAAACCTGATAAGTAGTTATATGACTAAGAAACTAGAAGAAATCTTAAATTTGCCCGAAAGCAAAAAGATCATAAAACAAGAAGAAAAGAAGCAGATCACCGCCCCTGAACCGTTGCTACGAGATATCAACGAATACGATAAGATCAGTGCGGCCCTTC